GCAGCAGAAAATCTTTCCCTCATTTTGTCTTGCTATTTCTAGTGGTGTCATGGATTTTTCCTCAAATCGTAGTTCATAATGATTGTGATAATCTGTGCAAGCACTTTCATTATCTGGTCGTAGATGTGATGGTCGTCCGTGCCGAAATGAGAGTTCAGTTTTGCTTTCTCCCTCCCGGCTTCAAAGCACGTTTCCATAAACTCCGCACAATACACATCGTCCTCAGACATTATAGTGCCGTTTTCTTCCCACTCATACGCAAACTGTTCTTCCACCAATTCATTTACACAAGTTCCAGAATCGCTCCCATTGTTCAAATGCTCTACAACATTATCAATGAACGATAGTTTGTCCTGATATGTATAATCATCGCTTGTTCCCTCTGTGTACTCAGCAAATGCGTGTGATACCTGTTTCTCAAAATCTTCTGGCAGGTTGAAAATATCAAATTTCATTCCTCTCGGAAGAAAAATATTGTACTCTCTACTCATTGTTCTACCCTCCTATTCCACTTTGCAATGCAGATTTCCTTTATAACTTCTGCTATCTCGGTCTGGTTTACTCCGATTACAGCATGGCAGTCATCACACTCGCACTTTGCAAAAATAATTGCATTCGGTGTCTGACTTCTTGTTGAGAATGAGGCGTGTCCTCCACAAAACGGACAGTTCTTTATCTCCGGCGTTTTCGGTTCTGCTTTCATATAGTCATCAATCATTGATTTAACATCTTTCTTCATACCGTTTCTCCTTTATGCTTCATGGATTCCCTTTTTCTTTTCCTTTGCCTCTTTCTTTCGCCTCCGGCGTTCTTCCCAAAACTCATCGTTGGTTTCCTGCAGACCGGTACACCCTCTTGATACGCACCTATGTATTTTCATCTGCTTTTGGGATAGGTAACCTTTGTGGCAACGGCAATACGCAACTGGCTCCTTTATCATATTCTTATCAATGCTTTTGTAGAGAACATCATTCACGCCGAAGTCCTTTCGGAAATTCCTGGATAAGCGAATCTCCGTACAAGGCTCTAAGGCTCTCTTTCATAAAAATGGGGATATTATGCTCTCTGCACTGTATGACAATGTTGTCAATCCATGATTTCTCAGGCACAACCTTTTCCTTGCGGTTCCCGGTCTCTGCGCCAACAATAATCCACTCCTGCGGCAATTCTCCGGCAAATTCTCCAAAGTCCTCTAAGATAGGCTCAATGGATAAGAATGAATGAAAGCCATAGCTGCCATCATGCCACATATATGGTTCACCTCCATCGGTTACGGTTGTTCCGAACCAGAAGTTGCCATCATGAGGCAGTTTGTCTTTTGACTGTAATTCAATATATCTGCCTGGGTTCTTTGTGAGGAACATATAGTTGTGCTGCGGAGCTGCCTTGCAAGCCTCAAATACTTCCTCAATCCATTCATCCGGAACCCATGCGCCGAAAAGGTCTGCCATTGAACATACAAAGATATTCCGACCTTTCTTCTTTGCATAGTCATTCAGACGGTATTTGTGGAATGTAGGCATAAATCCGTATGGATACGCCAACGCTTTTCCCGTTTCCTCGTCGTACACTCGCTCGTCCAGTGTGATAATTCTATCGTCTGTCCAGTTTTCGCCCCCACCCGAAAATCTGTGTGCAATGCTTCTCGCATAACAGTACTGACATTTGTGATAGCATCCGCTTACCGGGTTAAAAGTGCTGTCCGTCCAGTCAATTTTGCTCTTTTCCATAGTTCTCTCCTTTTTCAATTTTTCTGCAATTCAGAAATCTTTTTCTCGATCGGATTCACGATTTCATCCAATACCTTTTTCTCATACTTTGTTTTCCAGTATTTCCGGCGTTTCCAAAACGGTACTGCCCTGACCTCATGCACAATATCAATGCAGGCAAGCGCAGTGATAATCCCCCAACAACCATCGCAAGCGCGTTGGTTGCACCATTCGTCGAACTCATTGAATGTCATTCGCTCTCTGTCCATTGCGTTCCTCCTTCTTAAACAGCTTGTCAGCAAACCATTCCGCCTCTCTGCAACATTGGTAGTGCTGTAACAATGGTCCGTTCGACACGCTTGTTATTTTTATATCAACGCCATGCGGTTTTTGCCTATGCTCCGTTATGCGAACCGGAATTGTGAACCCATCCGCCCTAAACTCCCACAAACTCCCAATGGGATATTTTTTGACTATCTCGCTGCTGGCTTCATCGTTTTCCTCAAAATCTTCATCGCGCGGAACATATGCCTGCGCCAAAGGCTGCCATGCCAAAACCAGAAAATCCTCTGATCCATAATTCACCCATGCTCCGTCAACCGTCATGTCGTTACTCACAAAAGACTTTTCGTTTTCCCAATCCCACACCGTAACCTGTACCAAATCAGAAACTTTGTGCCACTCATAATCTATGATTGCAAGCGTGTCCATATCGTAAATATTTCTTGGCTTATCATGTTCTTGTGGCATACGTTCTTTGCAGCGAATCCACTTTCTATTTTTGGCGTTCTCCGTTGAAAATGGAATCCCGTACTTTTCCTTGTCAACCGCCAAATCATCAATGTAGCAAGTGGCGTGTATCTTTCTTGTGTTGTTCCCATATTTTTCAATCATTTCCGGCAAGTTGTCGTTTACTGCGTCGAACTCCAATCCGTGTTCCTTGCACCAGTCTACCGCCTCTTGCAAGCGTTCATCCACTCTGCAAGTCCACAGTGTGAGTTTCGCTCCCTGAGAACGCCTTTTGATAAGATGTTCAATGAGTTTTATGTTCGGCGCTCCTATTCCCGGCCATTGGCTCTCACATAACGTACCGTCAAAATCTACCGCGTATATTGGTACAAATTCACTCAATGTGATTCTCCTTTCGTGCTACAATTTCTTAAATTCTGATTGCAGCTTGTCAATTTCATCATCAACCATCTGTTTCAAAACTTTTCTTGAATCCGGCGAAAGTCTAACCCGATCATTCATAGAACATCCGGTAGCGATTATGGATACTATTTTGCTCTCCACATCCCCAAGCCAACCGTAAGCTGTTTTCAATTCATGAATTCGCTTCTGGATTTCTTTCGCTCTTTCAAAGTTTTCCGTTGTCATCCTTGCATCTCTCCTTTTGGTTTCTATTTTCAAACCCCGGGACCTCTGTGTACTGTCCGCAGTAAATACACTTGATCCGCGGGTATTTCTTGCTCTTAATCAGTGGATTTCCGCATACTCCACATAAGAACATGTTGTTATTCTTTTGTTTTCCCATCCGGTTCTCCTTTCTTTTTTCTTCCTAAAATGGCTATATAGTCGATTACATTTCTGCCATTGAGAATATTGATTGCCATTATTTCTGTTGCACCGAACCTCTTTTGAATTTCCTTTGCAAGTTCAAGTTTTTCTCCAATATTTTGATTTCCGTCAACATTCAGCTTCTTTGCTTTTTGCATATATTCAGAAACAATTTCCCTGGTCAAAATTTCATATTCTTCATCCATAGGACTACCTCTGTATGAAATCGAACAGTGTAGGTGCTGTGATTTCATTTTCTTCCGCTTGTAGATAACCTACCGCGTCTCTGAAATAGTCACTGTTCAGCTCACACATATAGCCGCGCCGTTTCATTTTTAAAGCAGACATAGGTACAGTCCCCAAACCGCCGAACGGGTCATAAACCAAATCTCCCTCGTTCGAATATCTGTTGATAATGCGCTCTACGATGTCTAGCTGGAGCGGGCAAACGTGGAGCTGTTTTCTTCTGCTACTCTGCGTCGTATTAAGTGTTCTCATGCGGTTTATATCATCCCAAACCTCTAACTGATTCCACGAACCCGGAGCAACAACCATGAATATAGCCGGTAACTTTCCGTTTTCATCCAGTTTCTTTGCAAGCGCAACGTGTTCCTCATAGTTGTAAACATTCTCACGGGAATACTGCCGATATACGGTCTGCAGGTTGTCCACGTTGATATTCTGCAATTCCTCTTTGCTAATCAGTCTGTCTCCGCTGCTCCTCCAATAAGCATGAGCGTCAATCTGCCATTGTGCCCTTGTATATTCTTCCTTACTTTTAACAACAGGCTCATCGGCATACGCCTTTGTCGTGTCAGTCGGCAGCTTTCGGAATAGTAAAATATACTCGGGACAGCCGACTCCCATTTTAGATCCGTCCTTGCACTGCTCCGTCCAACCCAATCGGTATGTCTGATTGTTTTCCCTTACAACGTCCGTCACAACTGTAATCATTCCGAAATACTGAAATCCATGTTTCATATAATGGTGTATACAATCGGCGTGGAATGGTTCGATCGTTGGCATTCCCGTTCCCGTCGCATTGCCAAATAATACTCTGTCCTTTACGTGTACTGCTGCCACGCGCCCAGGTTTAAGCACCCTAAGTAACTCCGGCGTCAGGTAATCCATCTGTTTAAAGAACTCATCGTCATTCTCGTTGCATCCAAAGTCATTGTAATTCAGCGAATACTCATAATGATTTCCGAACGGGATTGACGTGTGAATAAGGTCTACACTGTTATCTTCCATCGTGCGCGTATGCTCCACACAATCATTATTGACCGCCGTATATCTTTCGCCTGTAACTACCACTTCCTCGCACCCCATCTTTCTGTTAAGTTGTTCAAATCGGTTTACATTGTTAAGCCCGTATTTCTTTACAATCTCGATCATTTTCCCGACCATCTCATCATGGTTTTTCCATTTTTCGAGAAGTACTTCTTTTACGCTTCTTTCACTTTCCATGTAGATAATGTCGATAATGACTTTTTCGTCTTGCAAAAACCGGTAGCACCTGTGGATTGCCTGCAAAAAGTCGTTTGCTTCATAGTCAATACCCAGGAAGATTTCTCGGTGGCAATGCCGCTGGAAATTACATCCGCTACCGCTTAATGATTTCTTTGTTGCAAATAGTCTTGTTTTTCCGTCTGAAAAGTCGATAACGCGTTTCTCGCGCTCTTCATAATCAAGTCCGCCCCATATAGCCACCGTTTCCGGCAATGCTTTACAAATAGCAGTCCTTTCCGCCTCTCTGTCATGCCATAACACAAAATGATCTTCCGGGCTTGCATTGACGATTTCAACCATCTTTTTAACGCGCTCATCAATAGATTTTCCCTTAATATGAGATGCTTCTTTCAGTCCGACGCTCGCCTCGTTGAACATGGTAAACTGTCCGTCTCTATCTGTTTCTTTGCCATATTCAATCGGTATCTCATGCCACCTAACTTCCAATTCCGGCAATACATAGCCGTCATCGGAATAATCCTGGTTCAAATCTGAAGGTTTCGTACAGAATAGCGCCCAACTGCTGATCCACAACCAAAACTCCGTTTCGCGGTTCGGATATAACGTCAGATTATTCGCCTTTGTACTATCTCTCTGAAAGAACCTTGTTAAAGCCTGGCCTGTCGGCATGATTTCTAAATATCCGGCATAATGGATAAGCTCTTTATACTTGTTCGGAGATGGTGTGGCGGTTGCAACCATCTTATATGGAACACCCTTGAACTTGTCTAAGAACGTCTGATAGGTCTTGCTGCCAAAACTTCTAAGTACCGAAGCCTCGTCAAGCGATGTTGCCACAAAGTATGTAGGATCAATGTCTCCATCTCTCACGCGCTCATAATTTGTGATAACAATGTCGGTCTTTGCGTTCCAAACATCCTCCATTGTCTTTACATATTCAGGGGGCTCATATCCTAATATTCTTTCCGCGTCTCGCGTAAACTCCTGTCGAACTCCCAGCGGGCAAACAAGCAGAGATTTTCCGCCGAGCTTCTTAACTACTTGGTGCAGAAACTCTAACTCCTGCACTGTCTTTCCCAACCCGTAGCTCTCAAATAATGCTCGTCTGCCCCCCCTAAGCGCCCATTTTACAGCATCCTTTTGGTGCGGCATGAGCGCCGGGTTGATCTCGCCTTCATTTACTTCAAATCCCGTTTCTTTTGCAATGTCAATCTTTGTCTGTAAAAATTCTGTGTAATTCATTCGTTTCTAGGAGTAAAGCCAGCTTTTGTTGTCCGGACAAACCTCTTTCCTCCTATCTTTTTTATTTATTTGTAGTCTCTATCCAACGCATTGCATTCTCTATTTTTCATCCAAATCCTCCGGTCGTAGTTTCAACTTCAAGTGCCCCCTCTGTATATCCCAGACGCTTAACCTGATATAACATCCTGCAATCGTAGCATCTGTACAGAGTATTGATAATCAGCTCATGCACTATCCCGCTACATATCGGGCATACCGCCCTTGTACCTTTTACGATTAGTTCCATTGTTTGTTTCTATGTTTCCTCTCTTTCTTCGTCTATCTCTATGACCGCAAACCTCATATTGCAATTACTACATTTACCGGTCCCATCAGAGAAAAATTCTCCGATTTTGGAAGCGCACGACGGACAGTAACGAATTGTGTCAGTATCAGAAAATCCTTCTACATATCCAAACATTTGAAATCCTCACTTTCCCCAATCCTCACGAAAACCGCTATTGCCCTCAATTCCGTTATAAGCCGTTGTCCTGCATCCGGCGTTCATCCCCCACACAGTACGCAAACCCTTGTCAGAAGCACAGCCGCTCCAATGCATACTCGTTTCGTGCATGGCAATGAAATCGTCCGTGTCATAATCGTCCTTCGGGTGTTCCTCAACATAATGTTTCGCCCCCTGCGGTGTAGCGGAATAACCGCACTTTACTGCAAGTCTGATAAATTCATCTTTGTTCATTCCATTCTCACCTCATCCATGTTTCTACAATGTGCCTGTCATCTTCTACTGCTGGAGGAAAATAATAGAGAAAACCGTTATTCTGAATTTCTTTTCTGCATTGCTCTACTGTGTCTCTCAAAATTATTGCATTTGTAATCTGTACATCTCCAGAATGAACATCCATTATCCTGACTACATATTTGTCCGGGAAATCCAACGGATGCTCATAAACCACGCACATAGGCACTTCAACACTGGAGATATCAATATCACTGAGTCTTTCATGTACGACCGATAGATGTTCTACATAATGATCGTAAAAAGCCTCCATAAACGGTTCATCCGGGTATTGCTTATTATACGTTTCAATTACTCTATCCTTATGCCGTCTGAGCGACTGTGCAATGATCGCTTTACTGTGTTCAGTATGATTCAAAAGCACGATGCTTTGTTTCATAGCTATAATCGCGTTAAGCATGGAATACTGCCCATAGTGGTTCTCAACAAATTCATCCATATCCTGGTCTGTCATATCCTCATGATATGCCATTAGATACTCCTCTGCAGACACAAGCGGATATGGTATCATTCTTCCGTCAATCGAAAGGTTTTCATTCCCTATGTACGGTCTTATGTCAAATGTTCTGCTCATTCTTCATCTCCTAATAGTTATTTTCTTTAAGAAATCCTTTTCTTTTTGCACAATCTGCGCAATAGTTGTATCTCCCATATATCGTAGTTCCGCACCCTCTGCAATTATGCCCTCTTTCGATTGCCTTTCCGGCCGGTTGCCCGAGTTCATAGTAACACCGCCTGCAGTATGTATAATGATCTGCACAGTAACTACCACATCTTTTACAAAACGCCATGTTTCCTCCTATTTTTTGAACATGATTGCCGGATTTTTGCTATATAAACGATATGGATTTAGTAACGCGCTGTTATAAATATCCACTTCATTCTTGGCAATGTAGAACTTGAATATTGTGGAAGAGAACACTCCCGTAATGTTTTCTAACATTATGAATGTGCAGGACTGCCCCATCATCAATTCCTTTACTGGATATCTCTCTCCAATCTTTATCTCCTTATATTCGTCTGTGAGTGGTACTGCTACAAGTGGAATTTCTATTACAATTTTCATGCTGTATCTCCTTTTTCATTCTCAGCCAGATAGCACATAATCGAGCAATCCGGGAATACTTCTGTGTTCATGTTGCCTCTGTTTGGGTCAAGTTCAATTCAGAAAATCTGCGATTGTCATTTGACCTTTTAGGTTATCATCACTATCAGCCGACTTCTCTCTTTCCATTCTGTTTTTCTTGTATTCGTTGTACTGTTGCCGATACAGATAAGATTTCCCAAAAATGTTCCATGCTGCCTTAACTACGTTCGGCTCATACGGTTTTATCTTTTCCAAATCTTCAATAGCCTTGTATGAGATAGGGCAACCGCAACAGCCTGTTCTTGTCAGTCCGTAGACTTCGTATGCGTCAGAATAGCGGATATTGTACCGTTCCTTGTACCATGCCTTGTCTTTGTCTGAAACATAGTAAAGAGGTCTTAATCGGAATTTGCCGTCTCCCTGTTCCATAAAGCACAATGAGGTGTTATCTTTTCTCGGAACGGAACGCATACCGCCCTCGTCTCGTCTTTCGCCTGTAATCACCATGTCGTAGCTTTTCTGTACTCTGTGTGCGACTTGCTTTTTGCAATAATCACAACATTTGGCACTTATCTGAAAATCTGGCGGATATTCGCCAATAAAATCTCTCATATACTTTGACGAATTGATAACAAGCTGAATATTCGGTCTAGGCTCTCCCGATGAATTGCAACAGCATAAAAAGTTAATCACGCTCTCACATTTCGGATAGCGTTCTTTCAGTTCCATGCGTTTAACTTGCTTATCTTCGGCTTGCTCATATTCCTCTGCTATCGACAGCGGAATGCCTTTTTTCTGCCATTCCGACAAACCACTTGACATAATCTTTGAAACAAAAGGTATGCCATGTTGTCTAGTCGCTTGTACGATGTTCACTTTAGGTCTAACCTCGTCTATCGTCACACCGTACTTTTCAGCCGTAGCCTTTACATGGTCTTTCGTTGCTTGCATTTCAAGTCCTGTGTTGTAAAACACATATCTGATTTCCGGCAGATTGAATAGTTGTCTGGTCTGCTCGATAATATCAATCAGAATATCGCTGTCTGCCCCCCCCGAATAACTGCATATTGCGTTAGGGTGTTCTCTCAACCGTTTTGCAACAATGCTCTTGATAGCCTCAAACTTAGCCGGACTATCAAAATCTGCGTAGTCAGGTCTATCTGTATATACCCGACTTCTATATGGTTCGCTCAATCTTTATCTCCTTTCTCTTATCCAATAAAATCAAAAATATCCATCTGCCCTTTCGAATCCTTTTGCTTTTTTATGTCTGATTTTTTAACAAATTCTCTGTATTGCCTTGTATATTCGTATGAATCATGAAACACATTGCAAACTGCCTTATACAATTTTGGCTCATATTTTTTTAGAACTTCTAACTCAAACTCAAAGTTCCTTCCAAAAGGGCAACCGCAGCAGCCGGTTCGCTTCAATCCGTATTCTGTGTAACATTTGCTATTCACGATCATGTAATGCTTCTCATAGCATCGCTTATCCTCGTCCTTATACCAATAAATAGGTCTATACTCGTCAATCTTATTTCCACGGTCACACGAGTAGCAATTCTTGTAGGCGGTTACCCTTGCCCCTCCTTCCGCTTTTCTAACGCCGACTATATTTAAATCGAATCCCACTTCTTTCGCTATCTTGTGTGATATATCTTTCTTTGATTTCGTGCAGCAAATGTTAGATATTGGAATCTCTGGAGGATTTTCTATCAGAAACTCTTTTAACCATTTATTGTTGCATATATTGTTTGCATTTGATTTTTTCCTGTTACACCACCAGTCGAGTGCAGATCTGCAATGTGGGTATTCCTTATATAGCTCTTCAAAAGGCTTGTCTTCCCACTTGAAATTATTTAGCTGCAACCTGTGAATATATTCACTTGCGGTCTTATTCAAAAACGGTTGTCCATATTTCTTACAGCTTTTTGGAATTGTCATGCCATATTTCCATGCTTCATATATCTTTATCTCAATTCCGTATCGCTCTTCTAAGTATCTGATATGTTCCTTAGATGCATTGTATTCAAGACCAGTGTTGTAATTAACGTATGTAATCTTGTGGTGTATATCTACTTTTGTGCATATATCAACCACAATGTCGCTGTCAGAACCAGCCGATACCGCACAGCAAATTTTTTTGTATTTATCATTATTGATAATGTGCCACGCACGGATCAGATTATCTCCGATTGTCTGATTTCGTGGTGCTGTTTCCAGTAAATCACCAAGAGAATGAATTGTTTTTGGATGTTGGAAATCCCAATTATCCAAACAGAATCACGCACAAGCATAATTCCGACCTCTTGACTACGATTAGAACGCCATGCGTTCCCCAAGTGCTTCGGTCTTAACAATCGCAAACTCTCCATCATGTGAAATCTATGTGAGTGCATACTCCATTCTTTTTTTCATCATTCTCTTGATATTCCGCTTTTCAGCCTTTTCGTGCTGTATTTCTTTTCGGATAAGTGATATTTCTTTTGCATTTCCCGAATCAATCGCGTACTGAAGCATACTTTCGTACTCAGCTATAGCTTCGTCGCATTCATGTATGTCCTGCTCCGTGTATTCCTTATTATCTGGTAAACATTCACTATCAATGAATTGCAAAATAAACCGGTCTCTTTCATAAGCCAAATCCGTGCTGTTTCCCATGTGCTTACTCCTTTCCATATACTTCTCATCTCTCTTCGCCCTCGCTATTGATAAGGTAACGATTACTCATGTAGCTTTCCCACTCCCTTTCACACTTTCCTTGTAAATATTTTCTTTTTCAGGTAACATCTGACCGAAAATTGCCATGAGCACATTCTTCACAATGCTGTTTCCAGCCTGCTTGTACAGTTGTGTTTTACTGTTCACTGTAGCCGCTTTTTCAAAGTCCTCATCTGAAAAGCTCATAAGTCTCCAACATTCCCTCTCAGTTAATTTTCTGATTCTGTAATTTGTACAGATATGAGGGTTTGCGTTCCCATGTGTTCCGGCAGTAAGCGTTCCCATATTTCCATCGTCTGAGTAAACCGATCCGCACTGGCTTCCATCACTTGAAATCTTTCCTACTTTCACGTTTTCTCTCCTTTCTGTAAATATTGGTGTCTGTCCGCCGCCCATTCCCATCGCCGCTGTAAGCGTAGGAGAAATTCCATCATTTCTCGGAGTTTGATGATCCTGCAGTCCTCCCCACGCAATTTGATTATCATGCTGCATATTCTCCACCCCCCCGAAGCCTTTTCGATGCGACATATCCCCATACTCTCCGCTGTAATCGTAGGCGATATATTTCCTCCACCTTGTACCCTGCCACGCCTATTTTTGCTTTCCGGGTAGGAAAAATCAGCAACGCCTCCAACCACACACTCTATAAATCCTTTTTTGGTTGCCTGACGGATTCCGACTTTTTCAATGTTCATGCGTCACCTCTAATACCAAACAATCTTTCTGTACCGTCGTTACAGTGTTTGAAACGCCGTCCATCCTTACTTCAAGCTGATTCATATTTCCTCGCTTTTCGCTAACCATGTGGGCTTCATATAGTTTTCTTATCTGTTTTCCGTACTCATTTCTCGCATAACGACACATATAAAATTCTTTATCCGTCATCAACCGCAACCTCCAAAACAAGATTATCTTTCTGCACCGTTGTTAGGGCGTTGCAGACGCAATCCATGTTAGGCTCCAATCTCTGCTCTGTCGGTGCGCCG